AAATGTCAATCTTGAATACTCGTTTGGAAGGTGCTCTCATAATTCTGTGAATTAACATAGCGTCTTCCATAAGTTTTAATTGTTTCCAAATCTTTCTCGTAGACTCAACCATAGATTTACCATAAGGTAAGAAATTACTATCGTTTGCTAATCTGAAGTGTGCTATTTGGAAGTTTTCAAATTCTATCTTTCCTTTACTTGACTTTTGTCCAAAGTAAGGGTGTGCACCTTCAATACTTTCCAAGTAGAATTTTGTATAATAAGGATTTTCTGGGTCTTCTCCCTCTGCTCTTATGACTTCATAAGGTGACAATGGAACAACATTTGTAATTCCGTATTTTTCACTAATGTCCAAATGTAAAAAGAAGTCACCATACTTAACCATATTACGAACCCAAGGCCATAGATTGAACTCAATGTTCATTATGTCATAAAATAAATTATTTAAAATTTCTTTGATATTATCGTTATCTGATTTAACATCAATGATTTGACCATATTCACCTTTCATTGTAGATTCATCGGAATATATATCCAATGCACTTGATATGATTGGGTCTGAGTCCATTGATTCATAATCTTTAAACAATGCTAACCTTGCTGCCATAATCTGATGAACCGTAGAATAACCCGTTCCGACTAAATCTAAATTAGTATGTAGTTTTGAATATCTATCAACTAAATGTGATTTAACCTGTTTCTGAACTTGGTCTGTATCGGCGATTTTTAATTTTTTACCACCTACATTTCTTACAATTACATTTGTTGAGAATAATCTCTGTAATCTACCAAATAATGATTTATCTGCCATTTTTTACCTCACTTTTATAAGAGCCACGTTAAGTCCTCTTTTTCTTTACCTGTTTCCCAATCCCAGCTGTCATTTTTGTTGACATCTTCGTTGGTGTATAAACCCTCATTGTCCATCATACGACTAAGGGTTTTCTTTGTTAATTCAACACCTTGTGTTCGTAATCTTAATGCCGTATCACGAACCCAAAGTCCAATAGCGAACGACATAACCAAATCATCATTGTATCCGGTCATCGCTTGAGCTTTATTATTTATATAGACAAAAGTCAATAGTTCATCAATCAAACGATTACTACGAACCACTACACTTTCCTCTCTAAAAAATTCTTCTAACTTACTAATAATTAGTGGTCTGGTCTTAGAAGTCGTTGAAAAACCAGCAACCATTTTCTTTTCTTCACTATAATGTTTGTTCGTCACTTGGTGTTGAACATCAACATATTGTAAGTCTTTACTTGTATAAAATAGATTAGGGTAATCCCTATCTATAATTTGTTGGATTGTTGCCCAACCAATATTATTGTTCTCTACTATAAGTAGAGCATCATTGTATTCTGTTGATACACTTACCAACATATTTCCAAAATCTTTGGTACTTACTCTACCTTTATATTCTGCGACTTGTGTTAAACTTTCCAATTCAATAACGTGGAATGCGGAATAGTCTGCACTATCTCCACGACCAACATCAGCACATACAATATAATCTTTATTGTAGTTTGGTTGTTCCCAAACCCACATATTTCCATCAATACCTCTTTTTTCTACTGGTTCTATACATAAGTTTTTTCTTAACTTTTCCAATAGAACCGCATCAATCACACCAGTACCAGAAGTTAGGAAGTCACAATCACACTCTTGTGCTGCACCACTTGGGCCTAATAATGTGTTTTGTTCTTTTCTCCACTCATCACCTCTATCTGGGTGAACCGTCCAGTGTAGTTTAATTGGATTAAACATACCCCTACCTTCTTCAGCATCTACCCAAGTCCTATGAAACCAATTACCCACACCATTTGGTGTTGAAAGTGCTACACACTGTCCACCAGTAGTTAAAGTAGCTTGGGATGCTGTCCATATATCATCAATCCTATCAATAAAGGCTGCCTCGTCTAATATCAATAATGATAGAGCTTCTGAACGAGCGGCTTCTGGACCAGATGATACCGCTTTAATCTGAGAACCATTACGATATCTCAAATTCAATTTGTTATCTTCAACACAAGGTTGCTTTAACCAACTCGGTAAATTTGCGTGCATAACACGAACTTTTGTAACTAAGTTTTTTGCAACATCTTGTTTAGTTGCAATAACTAATATATTTTTGTCTTTATGAAAAGTCATCATCCATAATGCATACCCTGCTGTTAAAGTAGAAATACCTAACTGACGAGCTTTCAAAATAACATTCATTCGTTCAGTTTGAAACTCTTCAATAGTTTTTTCCTGAAAGTCATACAAATCAAAAGGTATTTTACCTTTGATAGGATGTTGTATCATACAATACTTTTTCATAAAGTATGCTGGGTCTTGTGCACACTCAATATATTGTTGCTTAATTACTTCTTTTAGTTGTTCTGCCATTAGTCTACTATTTGACCTGCTAATTTAACTGATGTAGCAGTTAGCACTACTCCATATGTAAAGTATAACCATTTGTTTTCATACCATTTAGGTCTGACAAGTTTTACTTTTTGTTCAAGTAGTTCATTAGTGTCTTTTAGTAGATTGAGTTGCATAGTTTTGTTTGCAATTAACATTGAGTCTATCACTGAATTTTCTTCAAAGAGTTGTAATTGTGATTCCAAGTCTCCTACTAAGGAAACATTTAAACTATCTTTTAGTTCTAATTCCATAATAGTGTTGGTAAATCCTAAAACTTCTTCCTCTGTGAAGGTATAGGTTTTAGTTGTATCAACTTCTTGACCGAATAAACTCCCGATTAGTAATATGTAAATTAAATATCTCATATATATATAAGTATCTAACTTATTTACTAAACTTCTTTAAAAATTTCACTGCGTCATCGGCATTGTCTTCTTTTACTGCTTCTGATGCTTTTTCAAGTTGTTTTTTAGTAGTGGTTACTTTTCTTTTTAATTTAGCTACTTCTTTTTTGTTAACTTTTTTCTTTGATTCAAGTTTTACGACCTCTTTTTCAAGTTCTTTAACTTCTTGGTCCTTTACTTTAATCTGTTTATCTAATTCTTTGACTTCTTTCTTTTTATTTCCGCCAAAAAATAAATTTAGTATTGCATTAATGATACCCATTATTTAACTCCTGTTAGTTGTTGTTGTGCTTTTTCTACGACTTCTTTTTTCTCTCGTATGAAATCTCTTGCGTTTGAAATAGTTTTTTCAAATTCTTTTTCACCCATTTCCCATTTTTCTGATTCTAATTCTGGATTGTTTACACCGACCTGATTAAACCATTCTTTTTTACCACCTGTCTTTTCAAAGTCATCTAAACTTTGTTCCATATCTTTTAAGTATGATTTTTGATTCTCTAACATCTTAGATTGTGCATACTCCTCAAATTTCCCCTCAATTCTCATTTTGTTTTCAATTTCTATTTGACAATCAAAACAATGTCCTTGTGTTCTCCAAAACTTATCATCAAGTTTTTTCTTCATTGCCTTATCACATTTTGGACAAAACCAAGGCATTCTTACTGATGCCATTGTATCAGTTAGTTCTGATTTACGGGTTTCTCCACCAAGATTTTCTACTTTACCCTCGTATCCTACTTGAACATATTCTTTTGTATGCTCCTTTCCTGACATTAAATCTTTTAATGCCTTATTCTGTCTTTCCATTTCTTTTGATTTATTTGCCATAACCTATCTCCTAAAATCGTAAACTACCTAATATCTGATTGATTGGTGCGAATGCTCCTGTGAATTTGTATATATTACCTTTATACTTAAACACTAATCCTTCAGAAGGAACTATTGAACTTGCTCCACCGATAGCTTCTAATTTTTCTATTTGTAATTTTAACTTATTTAATTTTTCTACATTGTCTGGTTTTTGTAAATCTTTTAATGCACTATCTACATCTTTTTTAATTTTTTGAACTGCTTTGTCTGGTGATACTGCTAAGAAACCTGACATATTTTTTAATATTTCTGCTCCGACTTGAAAGAATAATATCTCAAATGGTTTTATGTTTTGTTTGAACATTCGGTTGTGGTCAAGTTTATCAGTATTAATTACCCAGTCAATGAATTTTGGATTATCTTTGAAATCTTTTTTTATATCTCCAATCTTATATGACTTATCAAAGAACGCCCAACGATTAGTTAAGTTTACTAATTGACTATCTGTCATAGATATGTTGAATTGTTTTGCTGCGTTAAAAATATATTCTTGCCAATATGACAAATGATACATACCCAAGGTATCAGTATCTTTTAATCCATATTGAGATTGTAATTTATTTAGTTTACTCAAAAATCCAGCTTTCTTTTTACCGAAGTTTTGAACTTTACTCATCTTTAAGAAATTAGGTTTACTAATTTTAAATGTTTTTTGTATATTTTGATTTACTTGTCTTATCATACCTTGTAACATACGAGCAGATTCTTTTGAGTATCCTTTTGCTCTACCAGACATATCATATTCGGTAGTTCCGTGAAATACTATCTCTGCTACATCGTAGTCTATTATATTACTTGTTTGTGGATATATAACCTCTAAATTCATCCATTTGGTTCCATTACCAAATACTTTTTTCTTTTGAGTGTTTGATAACGAACCTATTGATTTTTCTAAATCTTTCATTGCTCCTACAAACGCAGTTTTAATATTACCTCTACCACTAAACATATTAGCGATACCTGCGGTTGTCGGTGCAGTTTTACCACCATTTTTCAGGTGTCCTTTGTTTCGGGCTGCTTTTAACTTTCCATCAACCCAACTAACCATTAAATTTTGTCCGTCAAGTTTTTCAGAAACCTTATCTTCACGATTCAACTGTCCACTTAACCCTATAATAACTATGTTCTTCAAATCTGAAAACGTCAAATTATTATCATCAAATGGATGATTCATATGTCCGTATGCACCACCTTCTAATATTAAATGTTCTTTTTGTAATTTTTTCTTTTTTGGTGTTGGATTTAGTGGTCCTTCTAAATACTTTCTTGATAATTCACTAAATTTTTTATTTGATTCTTTAACTATTGTTTCTGTTAAATCGTCTGGTTCTTGTAGTGTGATTATTTTAACTTCTTTACCACTTGGTAATCTTTTAGTTTCTATTGATATTACATTTGCTTTTGATTTAGAACTACGAGTTATTTCTCCCTCACCACCAACTGGTGAATCAGAACCTGCTGCTTTTTTAATATCTTCCGGATTTACACCATCAACATAAAGTCCTCTCATCTGTCCTTTTGAGTTTGGTTTAATTACAAGTTGAACTGATACATTATCTTTATCATCAACATTTTGAGTATCGGAATATTGTCGTGCTATACTTGGTCTTATACTAAATCCACTTGAACCGTGTCCAGATTCATCTGGTATTTCTGCCATTTCCCCTACTTTAAATCTACTCATAAAGTTATCTATATCTTTTACTGGTATTTTTATTCCTCTTTCTATTGGTTGTTCAAGATTCGTAATAGTTTTATGAGAAATATCACTTATTCTTTCATTTCTTTTTTGAATATCTTTTTGACTTTGTCCAATATTTTTTCCTAATTTTTGTGCTTCATAACCACCAAGTTGTTTCCAACTCCAAACATCCTTAAATATCTGTGTTCTTTGTTCTTCTGATAATTTTGAAAGTTTATTGTTCAATTGTTTTTTTACATTTTTTTCATATTCAACAACATTTTTATTTTCTTTATGAAAATCATCTTTTGAAGGTCTAAATTTTTCATTTTCTGCTTTGTATCTAAAATCATATAAAAAGTGTTCAATATCTTCTTTTTTTACTATATCAACTCCATTCACAATATTTGGTTTTCTATCTTTGTCTACAAAACTATTATGAATTTCTTTTTCTTTTTTTACTCTTGCACCAATATCTGGTAGTTTTATTTTAGAAAAATCAAATTTAGGAACTTTAAATGAAGTTTTTTCTTTACCTTTTGGTGTGCAACCTGTATCTGTTGGATTTTGTCCAACACCACACATTGCTTCTATGAATAAGTCAACATCTTGTTGAAATTCTTCTTGAATCTTCTTGATGTGTGTAATACCTTTTTTAACATCTTGTTTAGCTAATAATGGTGATTCTTTCATTTTCGTGAATGATTCCTCTCCAAAATATTTAACCACCTCCCATCTTAAATTTGATAATACTTTTCTCATTCGTTCTTTGTATTTTGGAAATGGATTATCAACTGAATCAGTATTTTTTCTATCTTGATTAATAGTTCTTCCGTGAGTTACAGTCTTAGTACGGTCTTTTTCATATTCATCTGCCATAATAGTAAAAATCATATCTTCTGAATCTTTAATTGGGTGGTCAATTACTTCCCAACCTAATATTTCTGCGTGTTCTGGTGATACTCTATAATAGTCATCTAATGAACCAAAAAAATCATACATACCTTCATCTGACATATCACTTGCGTTAAAATGACTACCAAATCCACTAACCTCTTTCATTAATTGTTTTACTCTTGGTTGTTGATGAAATTCAAATAATTTTTTGAATTTATTTGTTAACATATTGTAAATACCTTTGTCAAAGTATCCAAATGTTTTTTTAAATATTTGTTGTCTTTTCTTGTCATCAAACTTTGGACTACCCAATAGATTTCTTATTTCCGTTCCACTTGATATACCACTAACTTTTACCGTTGGTGCTGTATAAATGTATCCGTGTTCTTCAAATCCTTTTAAATTGTTGATATTTGATTTTAAGTCTTGATAATAAGTTAAACCACCTGATTTCTTTTTACCACCTTTTAATCTACCAGCGTCTTTTGCTCCAAACACATAAACTACTGCGGTTGTATCTTTATTAAATTTTCTCAATAAGTTATTGGCTACATAAGGAACTTTTTCTTTAATGATACGATTTTTTGGAACACCCATTTTAACCATATGACGAACTTTTTCATTATAATTCATTGGGTGTCTTGGTGGTTGTTTTATATCTGATGTTGTAATGTATGCTTCACCAAACTTACTTTGTAGTGCGTCGAATACTTTTTTGTGATGTGGACCAAATGGTTGGAAACGACCTGGATAAATTGCTATTACTTTTTTAATTTCTTTTTGTTCGTTTACTTTTTTACTCGTATCGGTTTTCATAAATGGACCTCTACGAAGTTCTTTAAATGTTACCTCGACTT